CAGTTCGCCAGCAGCATGAAAGCGCTGGGCGATCTGGACCATATCAATCTGCATATCCACTCGCCGGGCGGCGATGTCTTTGACGGCATTGCCATTTACAACCTGCTTAACAGCCATACGGCGAGCAAAACCGTGTATATCGACGGTCTTGCCGCCTCAATGGCCTCGGTGATTGCCATGGTGGGCAATCCCATCATCATGCCTGAAAACGCCATGATGATGGTACACAAGCCCTGGGGGATCACCGGTGGCGATGCCAACGACATGCGCGACTATGCCGATCTGCTGGACAAGGTCGAGGCCGTGCTGATCCCGTCCTATGCCAAAAAAACGGGCAAAACCCCTGACGAACTTGCCCTGATGCTGGGTGAGGAAACGTGGATGACCGCGCAGGAGTGCCTTGAGCACGGTTTTGCTGACCAGATTTCTACCGCGGTGCAGGCAATGGCCCGCATTAATTCAAAACGTATCGAGGAATTCGACGCTATGCCAAACGCACTGAAAAACATGATCACCAAGCCGAAAGCGACGACTCAGAATCAGCCGGAACCGCAGAATCCACCTGTTGCGCCTGTTGTTCCTGGCCCCGCAGCGCTGGATGAAAACACCATCCGAAATCAGGTCATTGCCGCGCAGAAACAGCGCGTCACGGGGATCAAAGACCTGTTCGCGATGTTTGGCGGCCGCCATCAGGAATTACAGGCGTCATGCATTGAAGATATCGACTGCACGGTCGATCAGGCCAAGGACAAGCTGCTGGTGATGCTGGGGAAAGGCGCTACACCGTCCAATAAAAACGGCGGCAATGCGCATATTTATGCCGGCAACGGGAATTTCACCGGCGACGGTATCCGCCAGGCGCTGATGGCGCGCGCAGGCTACGAAGACCGGCAGAATGACAACGTGTATAACGGCATGACCCTGCGCGAATATGCGCGCATGTCGCTGACCGAGCGCGGCGTCGGCGTTGCGGCTTATAACCCGATGCAGATGGTGGGGCTGGCGATGACGCACACCACCTCTGATTTTGGCAATATTCTGCTGGATGTGGCGAACAAATCTCTGCTGCAAGGCTGGGAAGAGTCACAGGAGACCTTTGAAGCCTGGACGAAGAAAGGGCAGCTCTCTGACTTTAAAACGGCGCACCGCGTCGGGCTGGGCGGCTTCCCGTCGCTGCGTAAGGTACGCGAAGGGGCGGAATACAAATACGTCACGACCACCGATAACAGCGAGACCATTGCGCTGGCCACCTACGGTGAAATTTTCTCCATTACCCGTCAGGCCATCATCAACGACGATCTGAACCAGCTGACCGACGTGCCGATGAAAATGGGCCGCGCCGCGAAAGCCACCATCGGCGATCTGGTGTATGCCGTGCTGACCGGCAACCCGAAATTGTCAGACGGTAAGGCGTTGTTCAGCAGCGATCATAAAAACCTGGCAACCGGTGCCATTGACGTCACGAATCTGGATGCGGGTCGCCAGCTGATGCGCGTTCAGAAAGAGCCAACCACCGGCCGCACCCTGAATATCCGCCCGGCGTTCCTGCTGGTGCCAACCGCCCTCGAAACCGTGGCAAACCAGACCATCAAATCTGCCAGCGTGAAAGGCGCCGACGTTAACGCCGGTATCATCAACCCGATCCAGAACTTTGCGACGGTGATCGGTGAACCGCGTCTGGACGATAACAGTGCCAAGTCCTGGTACCTGGCCGCTGCACAGGGTATGGACACCATCGAGGTGGCTTATCTCAACGGTGTCGAGCTGCCTTACATCGATCAGCAGGAGGGGTTCAGTTCTGACGGTATTGCGACGAAAGTGCGCATTGATGCCGGTGTTGCGCCGCTCGATTACCGCGGTCTGGTGAAATCCTCCGGCCAGTAATCCTCCTCCCGCGTTGCCCGAATGCCCGTAAGGGCTTTTTTTATACCTAAAATTCGCCCCCTTCCGGGGCGTCTGGAGTTTTTCAATGGCTAAGAATTTTGTACAGGAAGGTCAGACGATTTCCATTACCAACACCGGCGCTGCCGTGATCGAGAGCGGCGACCCCGTGGTACTGGGTTCCCTGCTGGTTGTCTCTCTGGTGGATATTGCCCCGAATGAAACCGGTACGGGCATGGCTGAAGGGGTATTCCTGCTGCCGAAAGTCTCCGCCGATGCGATCCCCGCCGGCACAAAAGTGTATATCGCGGACGGTGAAATCCAGCTGGCGTCTGCGGATGCCGTGGCCGCTGGCATTGCCTGGGAAGCTGCCGCTGCGGGCAGCACCGTCGTTGAAGTGAAAATCAATGGCTAACGCCTTTGATGCGTTGGCCGCGCGGATGGATGCGGTAACGACCGCGCGGTTTGGGCGGGAGGTGGTGATTAATGGCACCGTGTTCACCGGTGTTGAAAGCCATTTTCTGCCCGAGATGGGGCCGGTTAGCGGCGATGGCCTGTCTGTTGTGGTTTTTTCTCCCGATTACCGGCCGCACCGTAACGATCAGGTGGTTTATCAGGGAGAAAGTTACATTGTCACCCGTCATCAGATGTTTAACGGGAAGCCACAAATCTGGCTGGAGTAAGGGGCGGAAATATGGCCATCAAAGGGCTGGAACAGGCCATCGCCAATATGAACAGTATCAGTTCGACGGCCGTTCCCCGCGCCTCGGCGCAGGCGGTTAACCGGGTGGCGGGGCGGGCCATCAGTCGCAGCAGCAGCACGGTGTCGAAGGAAACCAAGGTGCCGAGAAAGCTGGTCATGCAGCGTGCAAAACTGAAAAAGGCCACGATAAACCGGCCGGTTGCCACGTTAAAAATCAACCGGGGTAATTTACCGGCCATCAAGCTGGGCGCGGCGCAAATGCGTGTTTCACGCCGTCAGGGCAACCTGCGCGGGCAGGGCAGCGTACTCAAAATAGGCCGCTTTACCTTTCGGAATGCGTTTATTCAGCAACTGGCTAACGGCCGGTGGCATGTGCTCCAGCGTTCCGGGAAAAGCCGGTACCCGATTGAGGTCGTGAAGATACCGTTAACCACCCCACTTACGGAAGCGTATACCGCAGAAACACACCGTCTGATGCAAAGCGATATGCCGAAGGAAATGGCTTCCGCCCTGAAAAATCAACTGAGGCTGATCATTAAACGATGATAAAGCACCCCAAAATACGTAAAGCCGTGCTGGATGCGCTGAAACTTTCGGTGACCGATCCTTCCGTCACCTGGTATGACGGCCGCCCGAGTTTTCTGACCGCTGAAGACCTGCCCGCCGTTGCCGTCTACCTGTCCGGTGCTGAACCCACGGGGGAAACCCTTGATGAAGATGAGTGGCGGGCGACGCTTCACGTGGAGGTATTTCTGAAGGCGGTGAGTCCTGACACCGATCTCGACCTGTGGATGGAACAAAACATTTACCCCGTTGTGGGTGACATTCCGGCGCTTTCAGACCTTATCGAAAACATCACGCCCGAAGGCTATGACTATCAGCGCGATGATGAAATGTCGACGTGGGGCTCCGCTGACCTGCGTTACACCCTGACTTACTTAATGTGAGGAATTTATGACCACACAACTCGAACCGACCAAAGGCGCGGGCACCACACTCTGGATTTACACCGGCAGCGGCGATCCCTACGCCAATCCGTTATCGGATCAGGACTGGACCCGGCTGGCGAAAATCAAGGAGCTGACGCCGGGAGAAATGACGGCGGAATCCTACGACGACACGTACCTCGATGATGCCGACGCCGACTGGAACGGCACGGCGCAGGGGGCCAAATCTTCCGGGGACACGTCGTTTACACTGGCCTGGAAGCCTGGCGAGAGCGGGCAGCAGGATCTGGTTAACTGGTTTTACGATGGCGCGGTGCGCGGGTACAAAATTCGGTATCCCAACACCGCTGTTGATGTCTTCCGTGGCTGGATCAGCAGCCTGGGCAAAGCGGTGCCGGTAAAAGAGGTGATCACCCGGACGGTGAAAATCACCAATACGGGCAAACCGGCGCTGGCCGAGAGCAATCAGGCCGCCGCGGTACCCGTGACCGGCGTTACCGTCACGCCGTCAACCACCAGCGTGGTGGTTGGACAAAATGCGGTGATCACTGTGGCGGTGCTTCCGGACGGAGCGACAAACGGCGCGTTTAATGTTGCGGCTGCCGATCCGACCGTCGCTACGCTGACGGTATCGGGTAATACCGTCACGGCGAAGGGCCTTAAAGCGGGCACGACGCAACTCATCGTGATGACCAATGACGGCCAGAAAGTGGCTATCTGCACACTGACCGTCACGGCGGCATAACGGAGCGAGCATGTTTTTAAAATCAGAACTGTTTGAGTTCAACGGGGCAAACGCCACGCTGTACGAGTTGTCGGCGCTGCAGCGCGTCGAACTGTTGCATTATCTGGCCGCGCAGGAAAAAGCGTTGCCCAACGATGAGCCTGACGAACAAATCCTGTCAGCCGCGCTTGTTGAACTGAATATCCGGGCGGGTGCGATGGTAGTCGCCATGTCCCTGTGGCACAGCGAGTCGCCGAAGCCGGATATTCACGAACTTCAGCAACAGGTGATGAGCACATGGCCGGTCGAGGCCATCGGGAAAGCGGATACCCAGGTCAAAGTGCTGTCGGGCATGATGGCAAATACTCCGACTACCGGGCAGGATGCCCCTGAATCCGAAGGATCCGACAGCCCAGGGGAAACAGCGGAAAAGCGCTAACCCGTGAAATGGACTTTGTCATGAAGCTGGCGCGTGAGTTCAGACGGCCTGACTGGCGCGCCATGCTTGCTGATATGTCCTCCAGCGATCTGGAGGAATGGCACCGATTTTACGAGTCCCATTACTTCGAAGATGCGCTGCTTGATGCACATTTCGCCGCGCTGAACCTCAATATTTTGTCGCTGGTATGCGGGGAAAACGATCTTAACGTGGGTCATTTCAGTCTGCTAAAACCTCACGTCGTGGAAGA